CGGTGCCAAGGTGACCCAGAATATGCGCTCGGGCGCCACTAGCTCGATTCTTGATACCTTCTCGGGAACGGGAAATGAGTATTTCCAGAAGCGTGAGGTATCGTCATTCTATGACGTTGTCCCAGGACAGGGACTCGTGTTTGGAAATGCCAATGAGTCGGATTTCATGCAGTCTCGTATGGTTGCAGGTAACAACATGAAGAACGTGTTCCCGATCGAGCAGACGCGTGTTGCTCCTGGTGTCAACGATGGATACAACAATCTCGGTTCGGGCGGTTACCAGCAGTTCACAGCCGCACAGGAGTTCGCCAAACCCCGTACGACTGACGAGATTCGCACAGCCAACAAGCCCAAGTTGTCGTATGATTCCCCTGTCATTCCTGGCTCGCATTTCATTACGCAGCCTGGTCTACAGGCTCCAGTCCTCAAGAACCGCCCTGATACGTTCCAGGTTCTCACGGACAAGGATACGGGCGAGTTGATGTATCTCAATACCACGACGGGGGCACAGGTCGCCCCTGCCTCGTTCCCCGAGCAGATGCAGAAGGAGCAGCAGCGCCAGACTACCAGCGTAGAGTATTACGGAACAGGTGGTGCCTCCTTCACGTTTGCCAACTATATCCGCGAGTTCACGGAGCCGTTCGAGCAGTTCATGAAGCTGACGGTCGGAGAATGGGCGGGCCCTGGTGGTGGTCAGGGTGCGGCCAGTGAGGGGTCGTACCTTGTGGACCAGTACCTCGTGGCGTACACGAACCCTGGTCGCGAGGCGTCGTCGATGACCAACTATACAGCTCCAGGATACACTGCGCTCAACGGAGGCGAGGCACAGGTGGGCGCAGTCAAGGTCAACAAGGACGAGGACATGCTCATCAATACTCGTCAGCATGTTGACCCCGCCAACGTCGTGTCTCACTCGTCAACTATGGCCCAGCAGGGTGTCTACCGCTACAATGAGCCGCTGCCGCAGGATCAGGAAATCAAGAACATGGACCCGTCTATCCTGGACGCGTTCCGTTCAAACCCGTATACACAGAGTCTCACAAGTGTAGCATAAGAACAAGGACATGGAGGATACTCTGCAAAGCATTCTCTATGGCCAACTGGATATTGAGATTAAAAGCCCTTCCCTCCACGACCAGTACGAGATTTTACGGGCGGTGGTGGCAAATCCTTCTGCACACCGCCGATTGAAGGTGCGGGAGGGGGAACTGCATCCGTGGGTGGCACGACTGCTTGCACGGGTGCAACAGGTCGAACAGGCAGCACCTGATTCGTAGCGTAGGCGGCTGCAAAACTACACACGGCAGCACCAGCGGTTAAAGCGGCAATCATTATGTATATGCTTCCAACAATTATGCATCTTGTGGACGATGGAACACTCATGCGTGTTCAGAACAATCTCATCCAATCCAAAAATATTCAAAATCTACATGGATCATGGTGGTTCAACGCCCTGATGTTTGTATTGTTGGTCACTGTCTTTGTGTATTTCCTGATGAATCAGTACACGTCTACAAAGTATATTATTGAAGCCGAGGCTACGAAGATGGACATTCCTTTCCAGCCCAATACGTTTAACAATGCCGTGCGAAATCGTATTGAGTTGTAATAAGTAGGAATGCCCGAAGCAGAGTCCCGTCGCACTGCACTTCTCAAATTAAAGATGGATATGGTGTATCGTGGACTAACCCCAGCGAAAGCCGAGGAGCGTTTCAACCAAAACGTATTGCCGCCTCCCCCAAAACCTGAAGAACCAGCAGCTCCCACTACAACACCAACTCCTCCAACCAAATGAACATCTTCTTCCTCCACTGGTCGCCACGCAAATGTGCGAAATATCACTGTGATAAACACGTCGTCAAAATGATCCTGGAATCGTGTCAACTTCTGTATACGTGTCATTGGTCTCAAAAGGAACCACCGACATTGATACATACTGCGCCTGGCGGAGGCTACAAGCCAACCCATCGCAAGCATCCGTGCGCACTGTGGCTCCTGGAATCACTGGACAACTACCGCTGGCTCATTCAACTCACCCAGGAACTGATTGACGAGTATCACTACCGTTATGGTAATAAGGAGCATGCGTGCGAGAAGCACCTAGACTGGCTTCGAACTGTTGAACCACACGGTCTTCCGCGAGCTGGATTTACACCGCCTCGGTGTGCCATGCCACCTGAATACAAGGTCTCAGACGATGCGACTATCAACTATCGAGCATACTATCGCGGTGCCAAGAAACACCTACTTCAGTATCGTAAGAGACACGCGCCTCATTTCCTGTGAAGTATAATAATAAGGCTAAGAATGGCGGAGGACCTTTTTGGATATATTAAACTCACAGATCCCGATGCCGTCCCGCCAGATGCACTTGTTCACTCGTTTGAACTGCGTCGTAGAGGCGAGGATCTTGTTCCCTATATGCTTCTGATGGGGGAAGAGCCATCAACTCCGCACATTGAAACACTGAAGACAAAACAGGAGAAGCGGAAGGCTGAGCGCCGTCTTCTCACCAAGGGTAAGCAGGCTATTGAGGCAGATACAACAGTGGTTGCTGATGTTCCTACGACGATGGAAATACCGATGTATCATTTCGCCTCGGACATTGAGACGTTTCTAGATAATCCCAATGTTGTCAAGGCTGCCGATGTTCTTCCTAAGGAAAGCCCACTCCTGCGCCCTCGCGCGATTTCCGATGCTGACGGAGCGGTTGAATTTGCTCTCAAATCGGTGACACCTGGGATCACATTTTCTCGTGCTAGGGCAGGGTTCACGGACTTTTTCGTTGGACCTGTAGGAGATCGTGATCATCGTGTAGCCCTCCATGGATTCCTGACCCGTCCTCTCCCCATCAGTATCAAGGGGCGCGGAACACTTATTCTCCAGCCAGGATTTGAGATGGTTTCAGTTCTCAAAGGCAGTATTGTCCCGAACGAGGTTCCGAAGGGAAAGAGGGTTCAGATGAAGATTCCTAAAGTTCTACCCGCTCAGATAAAGTTTGGAACACCTACCCCAATTCCTGGATATTTTGAAGTCCAGGATCCTCGAAGTCTGGGATGTGGCCGTCACGCTCTCAATAATCTTCTGGGAGGCACGTATTTCATAAAAGATGATGAGCAGGAAATTACTGATGGTAATGTTCAGTCGCTGGAAATTCCCGTGAGCCTGATGTCAGTATGCCGTTACTTAGTGACTAAGAAGCAGGTCCTTGGAACAGATCCCTGCCCTACCAACGAGAACTATGAGGATTCAGTGATGATGGGTGCCCTGCGTATTATTGGATACTCGGCAACCCCCGTTATCCTCGAAGAGATTCAAGATACATCAGTTGGCTTCATTGCGAATGTCGGAGACCACTGGGTAGCCCTGCGTCGGAAGGGCACCGCCTATGATGTCATCGATTCGCTGAAAGAGGAGGAAGCGCCAATCACGCAGACGCTTGCACAGATTCGGGAGAAGGCGCGGACAGGAAAGTATCCATCAATCATCAAGGTTGAGTTTGTGGGTTCGTTTATTAACCCCGTTCCCGAAGAAGCCCCTATTGTACCTGCTCCTGCGCCTGCTCCCGCTCCCGCTCCCGCTCCTGCGCCCGCATCTATGACTGCTACCTCGATGATTGAGAGTATACTAGGTCGATCAGTAGATGCTGTTCCTATCCCAGGCCCCGTTCCTCCGCCCTCTCCCCGTCTCGTGCCCGACGAAGGACTCACTCCTGAAGAAAACGATATTGGTCAGCGTGCCCGAGATGAGTCGGCAGAGATTGCACACAGAGTTGTTCAGGGTATTCCTGGCGGCCCTATCCCCGTCCCAGCGCCCGCTCCTGCACCTGCTCCTGCTCCTGCTCCTGCTCCAGCGCCAGAAACAGTGGAAGAAGGAGAAGATCCCTCCTTTGGTCAGCAGGCACGTTCTGATTCAGCAGCGGAGGCACGCAGGGCTGCTCAGGGATTCTCAACAACAATTCCTACCCAGTCATCGGCATCATCGGTAAGTATGCAGAAATCCCAGAAGAAGTCTGAACCTAAATGCCTGAAAGTCCAGGGAACTGTTGACCAGTATTTCAATGAGAATATTCACACGGCGATCCGTGAGTTTATTCGCACTACAAAGCCTGGTCTTCTCAACGCCGAGAACGAACATAAAGCCCTTCAGCACCAACCCCTGAACAATTACCTCCAGGAAATCCAGTCAGAGAAGAGTGGAAAAGCCTATACTCTCCTGCTTCCTACTCGTGAAGGACTGCGTACACAGACCAACAAGGGTGTGGAAGCATACTTCACAGGCTGGACTGTTCCGTCCGAGTGTACCATGGGCGGAGATATCCTGAAGATCAGTGTAACATCTGGAACCCCTGACGGTTCACAGCCTGCTACAGGATATGTAGTGGTCAACCCAACGGTGGGCGGAGCAGCGGGGGGTGTTGTGGAGTGGGTCTATTTCAAGTTTGAACTGGCGTACGTGTGAATAGAATATATCCAGTCACATACAGCCATCCAATGATCTTGAACCATGACACGTAGGGAGGCATCTCTAGTAGAGCAAGCGTGCTCGCAGTTGTTGCGATCATGTAGAGAGCATCTACCACCAGAACCCACTCTGCTCCCTTCATTGTGCCATAAGTGAACATCAAATCAATGATGGAATTATGCCCTGGTGGAATTAGGGGGACTACTACCTGACTGAAAAAGATATCGTGCGTCATCTGGATGGCCACGACAATGACCAAGAACGCCACCAGATTGAACGGTCCGCCAATCGCGGACGCTACAATTTGGGCAAGAATCATACCGATCACAATGGAAAGGACGTCAAGGATATAGGCAACCAGTCCAAACTCATCGTACCACGTATTGATAGGTCCATCGGGCTGGGCAGTATACCGCCATACAAACATACCTATAGTATCTACCGCGATCGCAGACGCTACAATCGCGAGAAGAGTGCGAGCATCCCAGAATTTACGGATATCCTTCATTGTATAGAACAGAGAGATAGAAAGATGTTCGTTGTTCTAGTGGGAGGATACACCAACCACCGCGACCGATTTTATGATGAGATGGACAAGAATGATCCACGTATTGTTTGGATCAATAATCGACGGTCATTCGTTTACATTGCCGATCTCTTCGTGAATTTTGGGGAAGGTGCGAATATTCCACTAGGAAAGAAGACAATTACATGGAGCGGAGACAATGTCGAAACCCTCCAGCGTGTCTATAAAACTCTCGGTCTAGAATAATGTTTGACATCCTCTGGATTTTCGGGGGGTTTCTCGTGGGCATGATTGTCACGACCATCTTTGTTCCTCCGCGAACAACCAAGAAACTAGTCCCTGACGTTCGTAAACCTGATATGATTCTGCGGAACCCCAAAGTGGAGAACGGTTGTTTCCGTGCTGATGCCTACGAAGTCCAATGCACTGATGGTATTGATTTTCTAAATCAGTAATGTAATAGATAGGATGGAGATCAGCAAGGTCATGAAAAAACCCGAAGCAAACTACTTCTTCTCCTTTGTGATTGGACTGGGCATTGCAGTCCTCATGTTTCATCGGCCTCAGACAGAAGTTGATGTGTCTGCGATACCAGTTGATGAACTGAAAAAGATGGTGACAAGAGTGGATGGAAAGTGCTATCGTTATAAAGTGGAGGATGCGTCGTGTCCCGACGCGAGACTTTCACTCTAGATACTATAAAGAAATGGACGCAACCCCTCTAGACCAGCTGATGCCCCCTGGAGGTTCGCAGCAGCCCGCGATGTCCCTGCCGTCCGCAACAACATACCCCCAGATGGTGACCCCTGGAACATCATCCGCCATCTACACTCCTCCCCCGCCGTCCCAGACTGCCCCGATGCACCCTTACGCTGCCAAGACGGTTCTTAAGAGCATTATGACATATGTCTCGGTCTTTGGTGCGGTGTTTATTGTTTCCCTCACCCAGGTCCAGTCCCTCCTTCTCCGCTATATCCCAAATTCGTATGCGGGTTCGGGAGTGGTTTCGCTCACAGGTGCCGCGGTTCTCGGGGGCCTTGGCGTTGTTCTAGTCTATATTCTCCAGACGCTTCTCCAGCCTCTGGTGTAGCGTAGTAAAATTCATATTC